ACCTGCACCAATTCGGCATCCTGGAGACCTACGGCAACGCCGCACGGTACGTGGACCATGACGGGAACGTCTGCTTCTACCAGAAGCGCCGGCCGACTCGCAGGCTCCCGAATCTCCTGGAGCAGTGCCGGATGCTCACCGAGGCGCGGGCCGAGTTCGAGTGGCTCGGCAACGGCAGCGTGACCGTCCAGCAGCAGGCCCTCCGCGACTTCGACGCGGCCCTGCAGAAGTTCTACGGCGGCACCCACGGCTATCCGGGGCTGCGCAAGCGCCGCGAGCATGAAGGGTTCCGCATCACCGGCAAGCGCGGCGGCCCCTATAGCAACTGGGATACCCGCCGCCTGAATCGGCGCTGGGGCGAGGTCAAGATCCCCAAGATCGGCTGGGTACGCTTCCGGTGGACGCGCGCCGTGCCCGAGGACGCCAAGTCCTACCGGGTAACCCTGGACAAAGCCGGCCGGTGGCACGTGGCATTCGCGGGACTCCCGGCCACGGTTCCCCCGCCGCAGACCGGCGAGGTCGTCGGGGTGGACTGCGGCGTCGTGATCACCGCCGCGCTGTCCACGGGCGAGGAACTGCACTGTCCCGTCCTGTCGCCGCGCGAGCGCGCCCAGATGCGGAAGGCGCACCGACGTTTGCGCAAGGCGCCCAAGGACAGCCCGGAACGCGAGGCGGCACGGCTGCACCTCGCACGGCTCTACGCCCGCGAGAAGGCCCGTCGCAGGGACTGGATTGAGAAGACCAGCACTGACCTCGCGCGCCGGTTCGACGTGATCCGGTTCGAGAACCTGAGCGTCCAGAACCTGACACGCTCGGCTAAGGGAACGGTCGAGAAACCGGGAAAGAACGTGCGGTCTAGAGCGTCCCGGAACCGGGCTATCCGTGCCCAGGGATGGGGAACGCTCATGCGCCGGACCGAGGACAAGGCCCCCGGCCGGGTCGAGAAAGTACCGGCCGCCTACACGTCGCAGCGTTGCAGCGCATGCGGGCACGTGGACCCGAAGTCACGCGACAGCCAAGCTGACTTCCAGTGCACAGCCTGCGGTTTCACCTGCAACGCGGACATCAATGCAGCACTGAACATCGCGGCGGGGCACGCCGGAGGGTCGCCGCCGAGCGACCGTGAACTTCTGGCCGTTACGTAAACGGTCAGGAATCCCCGCCTTGAGCGGGGAGGATGCCAAAAAATTATGGTCACGCCGCATAAATAAATAGAAACTCTCCGCGACTTTCGCCTGAGGAGGTGCCGATTGGCGTCTCCTCAGGCGATTTTGCGTGCAGCGAGGGCGGTCCCTGGTGGTGCGCGGCCGACGCCGCCGCCGCAGGGTGCCAACATCGGCATCGGGCAGTTTTCGCCGCTGGCGATGAACCTTGCCGAGGATGCCGGTTACAGTCGAGCGTACGGGCCGTTTTTGCCGCGACCTGCACGGACGTTCACTCAGGGTGCCTTTGGGCCATTTAGTCCGATTTTGCCAGTTCCGGTCGATGAAGCGCCGCCTGGGTCTCTTCTGCCCGATCCGCGTCGTTTCGACTACGAAGTCGGGTTTAACCTTCCTACGCCGCCTGGGCAGGATGGTTACAAATTGGCAAGTTTTGCCGTTCTGAGGCAATTGGCCGACTTGTATAGCGTCTGCCGTTCTTGCATCAACCGGCGCAAGGACATGGTTCTCGGCCTGGAATGGGACATCGTACCTACGCGCGAGGCCGCAAAAGCCTACCAGTCGGACAATTCAGCCATGAAGGACTTCGGGGAGCGCCGCGCGAAGGCGGTCAAGTTCTTCCGGAAGCCGGACCCGAACTACTTCACGTACGACAGCTTCATGTCGGCCATGCTGGAAGAGATCTTCGTCTTCGATGCCCTGTCGATCCTGCTCAAGCCCAAGCGGGGGCGCGGTCTAAAGCGCGGGCTCCTGGGTTCAGACCTAGACTCCATCGAACTCATAACGGGGCCATCGATCCGGCCTCTTCTCGCACTGAGTGGCGGATATCCTCGTCCACCTGCGCCTGCGTACCAACAGTACTTGAAAGGGATTCCTCGTTCGGACCTTCAGGCCATGTGGGACCTTCGCGATATCGAGGAAGCGGGCCTGAAGGGATACGAGGGGCCGGCCTTCTCCACCGACCAGCTCATGTACCTGCCGACGACCCCGCGGGCGTTCACGCCCTACGGCTTCAGTGCCGTCGAGATGGCGCTCATCGTGATCCTCACTGGCCTGCGGAAACAGGCGTTTCAGAGTCAGTACTACGACGAGGGAACCGTACCAAGTGTGTACATATCCCCCGGAGACGTAAATATCACCCCAACTCAGATCAGAGAGCTACAATCTGCCCTAAATGCGTACGCAGGGGACCAAGCCTGGCATCACAAGATCGTCGTGTTGCCGCCTGGTTCGCGGATCGAGCCCATGCGCGCTACGGACCTCGCGGACCAGTTTGACGAGATCATCATGGGCCAGGTCGCGATGGTGTTCGACGTGGACCCGATGTCTCTGGGCATTATTCCGCAGGTTTCGACCGCCGTGTCCCCTTTTGCGGCAAAAGAGATGGCACAGGCGAGTCGTACAGTTCATGATCGTACGTCCATGAAACCGCTACTTAAGTTCCTTGTGTCCATTTCCGAGTCTATCCTGCACCGCGTCTGCGGTCAGGACGACATGAAGTTCACCTTCGCCGGGATGGACGAGGCGCAGGACCAGGCCGCACAAACGGATCTATTGGTCAAACAGTTCCAGAACGGCTTTATCAGCATTGACGAGGCCCGCGAGGAACTCCAGCGCACCGCCTGGGGCCTGGACGAGACCTCCGGCCCGCTGATCATGACGCAGATGGGCCCGGTGCCGCTGAACCAGATCATCACGATGCTCCAGCAGCAGCAGCCGATGCAGACGGGTCACAATGCCCCCGCGAACTCGGCCGGGGCGGTCACGTCCAGCCACCAGCCCAATGCAGTCCATCATCCTCCGTCGTCGCGTCCCGTGGGCACCCACAACCCCCGCCTCGGCCTCCCTTCCGGCGCCCCGGCCAGTGCCGAGCTCCCCCCGGAAGGTCCCGGCCGCCGCGTGTCCGACACGCCGGCGCACACCGCAGCCCGAGCCCATTCAGCAGCGTCGAATACGGGGAAGAAAGCCGCAGGTACCGGGGTTGCGGAGCGTCCCCCTGCCCGCGCGATCCAAGGCGAACTGGAAGCCCTTGCGCGCCACCTGCGGCATGGGCGTAACATGGGCGACTGGATCCCGAAGTGTCTTTCGGGTCAGGTCATGGCCGTAATCGCCGAGGACCTGACGAAGGGGATCGGCGTTGATGAGGTCATCCGCTCAGCCCTGACGATCGCGCTCCCCGCAGGTGAGTACGAGTGGACGGATAAGGCTTCCCCTTCGCCGCAATCCCAGTCCCAGCAGCAGAACCAGTCTACCGCGCAGCAGCAGGCGCAGGCCCTCGCGCAGAGGTACGCGCAGCGGATCCGGGCCGTGTTCGCCTCGGTGGCGAAGGCTGCGGCGTCCCTGATCCGGCAGTGGCTCCAGGGTGTCCTGGCGGTCACTGCGGCGGGTCTCGCGGCGATGATAGCGGCCCTGCTGGCGAAACGTCTGGGCCCGGTGCTGAGGTCCCTGTGGCGGGATGCGTGGGCTGCGGGCCGCCGGTCTGCTGCGGATGTGCTCGGTACCGCGCCGTCAGGCAGCGACGAGATGGCGTTCAATGCGTGGGCCGATTCTCACGGCCGCGACTGGCTGGAGAACATCGCGGATACCCGTGAGGGTGACCTTGCCGACTATCTTACCACGTCAGGGCGGTCGGGCGAGGATGCGGAGACGATAGCGAGCCGCATTCCCTCGGTGCTCGACGCCGACAACCGGTCGCAGATGATCGCCGTGACCGAGGTTACGCGGGCCGGCGGTGCCGGGGCGACGAATGAGGCGCGCACTCTCGGCGTGATGCAGAAGAGCTGGCACACGCGAGAAGACCCGAAAGTCTGTCCTCGCTGCAAGGCGAATCAGGCCCAGGGCTGGATCGCGTTCAACGCGCCGTTCAGCAGCGGGGAACTCGCTCAGCCGGCTCACGTGTCGTGCCGGTGCTGGACTACGTATCGCGTGGAGATTCCCCCAGTTCAGAAGTCCGCCAATGCCGCGCGCCGGTACGTTGACCTCCCCGGACAGGAGTGGTGGCCCGCAGGCTCCTACCCGTCCGGTCCCGCCATGGGCGGCGGCGGCATGATGCACGCAGCTCATGACGCCGATGACATCCAGCAGTACATCCCCGGCGGCGTTCCGGGCATGACGGCCGGGGGTGAGCCTCCCCGCTGGGACGGCGACGAGCCGGACGCGGTTGTCTCCTCCTCGCCGCGGACTGACTCGGCGGGGCGGGGCAACGTGCAGACCCGCGGCGGCGGGACCGTCAGCGGGCCGTACGGGGATTTCT